ATATCTAAAACCACTGCAACTCCAGATATATACGAAACTTTATCTAATAAATTTCCTAATCTTGTACACATTCCTGAGTTTCTTACTGCAAATAATAGTATTAATGATTATGCAGACGAGATAGACAACATTATTGGTGGCGATTTATTGCGTCAGGAATTTATAGTTCAAGCAATGGAACTAACTAGGTTAGGACAATTAAAATTAAGATCAAGTTACATTTCTAGCTGTAAAGAAGCAGCCTTTGTAAAATATGTGGAAAATTCTTTCCTTGCCACAAAAGTTGTGTTTATGAACGAAATGGCGCTTCTTGCAGAAAGATGTAATTTAAATTGGAATAATGTTGTTGGATTATTACAAAAAGACCCAAGAGTTGGACTAAGTCACTGCAAAGTTCCAGGACCAGATGGTTTATATGGATTCGGTGGTCATTGTTTTCCTAAAGATACAAATGCTTGGTTACAATTTGCCAACAAGTTGGGAATAAAATTGACTTTGTTGGAACAAGCAGTTATAATAAACAAAGATCTACGAAAAGAATGAACATTATAGAATGGATCCTAAAGTGGTCCAGTAATTTTTTAATTTTATTGGGTGCTTTTGCTACAAGTTTTGACTATACACCACTTAATAAATATCTTTTCTTAACTGGCAGTATTACATGGACCTTGGTAGGTATTATGTGGCGACAACCTAGTTTATGGACAGGAAATGCTATTCTAAGCCTTGTATATTTAATAGGGTTTTTATACTAAATCATACATAAATTAATTTAAGGACAATACATGAGTAAATTTCATTACACAGAAAAATTCTATTCCATTCAGGGAGAAGGCCGTTATATGGGAGTACCTAGTGTATTCCTTCGTATGTTTGGCTGCAACTTTAGATGCAAAAATTTTAATAGATATCAGGAACATATTCTTGGAGAGGAAATTACACACAATCCAGAAGTAGTTGAAATTATTCGTAATATAGACAATTATAATGATTTTAAAGACTTGCCATTAGTAAAAACAGGATGTGATAGTTATAGTTCAGTATATCCTGAATTTAAAAAATTTGTAATGAAAGATACTGCAGATCAATTAGCTAAAAGTATTGTGGATTTATTGCCGCATAAAACATGGCAAGATGAGCATTTAGTAATTACTGGTGGAGAACCACTTTTAGGTTGGCAAAGAGCATATCCAGAACTGTTAGAACATCCACTTATGCAAAGTTTACAAGAACTTACCTTTGAAACAAATGGCACTCAAGAGCTTACTGGAGAATTTTTTCACTATCTTATGGAAGATACATTAGTTAAAGAAATTACTTTTAGTGTAAGTCCTAAACTTAGTGTAAGTGGAGAAAAATGGTCTGATGCAATTAAACCTGATATAGTATGTGATTACAATCTATTGGGATATACTTATTTAAAATTTGTTGTGGCTGGAGAGCAAGATACTGAGGAAATTTTAGAAGCAGTGAATGCTTATCGTAATGCAGGATTTACTGGCCCAGTTTATCTTATGCCTGTAGGTGGCGTAGAAAGTGTTTATGAGTTATATAATAAAAATGTTGCACTATTGGCTATGAAGCATGGCTTTAGATATAGTGATAGGCTGCAGGTCCCCCTATTTAAAAATCTATGGGGCACATAATTAAAAATATCCATACTAATAACTTATAAATACTTTTATGTTCAATTTATTTAAAAATCGAATTAAAAAAGATAAACCACAGGAACCAGATCCTGTACCTTCAACACCCCCTAAACCTAAACGACAGCCTAAACAACCAAAACCTAAACCAACTGCTAAAGAACTAGCAACAAAAAAAGGCCAACCATATATCAGTGTGCTAGCAATGGAACTAAGTCCAGATAATATTGGTATAGGTGCTTTTGAACTAGATTGGAACGAAATTTTCATAGCAAAACTATTAAATGCTGGATATAAAGGCACTAGTGAAGAAGAAATCGTAGACCAATGGTTTACAGATATTTGTAGGAATGTTGTTATGGAAACTTACGAACAGTATGAAGCTAATAGCCCAAGACCAGTTTCTGGAGTTCAGCGTAAAGATATCGGAGACGGTAGAACAGAAGTAAGTTGACTTATATAGTATAATATGCTAATATTATTGTACTATGAAATACATCATTATTGACACTGCAAATACATTTTTCCGTGCCAGGCACAGTGCACATCGACAAAGTGACTTATGGACAAAACTAGGTTTTGCTGTTCATGTTACTTTAAGTAGTGTAAATAAAGCATGGCGTGAGCACAAAGCTGATCATGTAATTTTCTGCTTAGAGGGTAGAAGTTGGCGTAAAGACTTTTATGCCCAATATAAAGCCAATAGAGCAGTAGCTCGTGCTGCCTTAACTGAATCAGAACAAGAGGAAGATCAGATGTTTTGGCAAACATTTGACGACCTTAAAAAGTTTTTAACAGACAGTTCCAATTGTACAGTATTACAACATCCTCAACTAGAAGCAGATGATTTAATTGCAGGTTGGATTCAGTCACATCCAACAGACCAGCATATAATTATCAGTAGTGACAGTGACTTTCATCAATTGTTAAACAATAATGTAAAGCAATATAATGGTGTTGCAGACGAATTGTACACTATTGAAGGAATTTTCGATAGAAAAGGCAAGCTTGTAATTGATAAGAAAACTAAAGAGCCTAAAACTATTCCTGACCCAAAGTGGATTTTGTTTGAAAAATGTATGCGTGGTGATCCTACAGATAATGTTTTTAGTGCCTATCCTGGTGTAAGAACTAAAGGAACTAAAAATAAAGTAGGACTATTAGAAGCTTATAGTGATAGTGGCAAAAAAGGGTTTGCATGGAATAATATAATGCTACAACGATGGACAGATCATAATGGTGTAGAGCATAGAGTATTAGATGACTATGAGCGTAATAGAACTCTTATTGACCTAACCGCTCAACCAGACGAAATAAAAGAAAAAATTATATCTTGTATTAAGGAAAATTCAAGAACAAAAAGTTTACCCATGGTGGGTGCAAAGTTTTTGAAATTTTGTGGTAAATACGATCTAGTTAAAATTTCAGAACAAGTAAGTGGATACAGTGAATTCCTTAGTGCAGGATATCCAGATGAAGTATAAAGTCAATAAAACAAGTTTAGTTACACTAAAGCCCAATGATCCAGATTTTTTGTTAAAGGATCAATTCGTTGTTTCCCCCCGAGCAGGATTCGAAATAGATGGCCGATGCCCTCATACTTATAAGAGGGTCATTACGGAGTGCCTACAAAATGGCTGGCTAAAGCCAGTAGCCACAGTGTATGATCATGAAATTACTTTTGCGAGACTAAAACATGAGTGAACAACTATTAGCTAAAACAATTCTAAAAAATAAATTTTGGATTGTAGAAGATTCTACTAACAATAAAGTTGCAACTATTCAAGCAGTTGAAGATGGTTCCTTTGTATTTGTAGATAAACAAAGCACAAGGCAAAAATATCCTAGTATTAAATTACTAACTGCACAACATAATATTTCATTTGATAAATCTAAGAAAACCCAACAAAGTAATGTAGAACTACACGATCTTTACGGTTTTCCTATTAGTCAAACTGCACATAATATATATTGGGATATTCAACATAAATTTGCAGTTTTTACAAAAAACAAAAAAAGTAAAAGCTTTTTCTGTGCCGGGTATTATGCAATTAAATTTAATCATGGTTGGGTTAAAGCCTATTGTCCTAAACTTATTACCTTGAATAGATATGAATTTATTGGCCCATTTAAAACAAAATTAGAAGCACTAGAACAAGCTAGATTTAAAAACAATCTTGAAGGGTTTAATAATGGAGAATAACATGCCCTTACACTTTACTATGTTTAATAGTAAGGTGCGATTAATGAATCAGTCTAATAGTAAGGACCTTGTGTTATCAGCTCAAGAGGCTAGAAATTTGCATGCGGATATTTTTGAATTATTGAATCAATATAATGCATTGAATAAACACTTAAGAGCTGAACCTGCTGTAGATGTAATTACTCTTAATATGGATGGCGGTAAGTTTTAACTACGCAGTTTATGTATAAATAACATAGTGAGAACTTTCAATTATGAGTAGACCTAAACCACACATTCTTATTGAGTATGTAAATAAAACCAATTACAAAACCGAGCAGGTGCTGTTAAGTGAAGGCATTTGGGCCATTTTTTATCAAGATAAACCAATCAATTTAAAGTCTGGTAATATGCTAATCAATTACCCAGGTCCCAAATATAAAAAGAGTAGTTTTAGTAATAAAGGCCATGCTATTAATCTTTGCAAAAAGTTAAATACATTATTTAAAACAGACCAATTTAGTGTGGTTTTGTTAAAGCATGGTGATAAAATTTTCCCCTAAAAAATATAGCCAAATACAACTAACAAAAATATTGGCAAAAGAGACACAAAATTTACAAGACTTTGCGTCCTTTTGGCAACTATTACGACAACAAATTTGGTATAATCCAACAGACGACAACAGTTTAAGATTAAATTACAAAGGCTATCTTTTATTCAAAAAACTTGGCTATAAATGCCATGAAGTAGTATTAGATTCACAAATTTTAGTTAATAAACATCTTCTTATATTAGAACGCCACTATCCAGGTGTATATGTATTGCCCACTGCACAAAAAATAATATTGTTTGATGAAGACTATGTGACCCTTATTATTTTAATGGGCGGGGATCTGATAGGATACTTGGAAAATTTAGCCAATAGTTCGGTTGACAAATAATAGCTTATAATATAAAATGGTTATTGTTAGTGTTGCAAATAAACAACATTAACAAAATTTTTTTCTAGACAAATATTCCTGTTCACTGTAAACTTGTTCTATCACTTAGGAGAACCCAATGAGTAGCCTAGATACGCAAAAGAAATCATCTGTAACTGAAACCCGAACTGTTACTGCAGAAACTGCTCGTCGATGCCTGTTGACAGCATTTAATATTAAACAACCAGTATTCCTTTGGGGACCACCTGGTATTGGCAAAAGTGAAGTCGTTGCTAGTATTGCAAAAGAACTAGGCGGACTAATGATTGATCTACGCCTAGCACAGATGGATCCTACCGATCTTCGCGGCATTCCATTTTATAATAAAGAACTTGGTAAAATGGATTGGGCTCCTCCAATTGATCTGCCCGATGAGGAAACTGCAAAACAATATCCCATTGTAGTACTATTCATGGATGAAATGAATAGTGCTGCACCTGCTACTCAAAGCACCGCATATCAACTTGTATTGAATCGTCGTGTAGGCAAATATGTATTGCCAGACAATGTAGTGATCGTAGCAGCAGGCAATCGTGAAAGTGACAAAGGTGTTACTTATCGCATGCCTAGTCCACTTGCAAATCGTTTCTTGCATATTGAAATGCGAGTAGATCATGAAAGTTGGGAAAAGTGGGCTACTCTAAATCGTATTCATAAGGATGTAGTTGGTTACATTGGTTTTGCAAAACAGGATCTTAATGACTTTGATCCTCGTAGTTCAAGTCGCGCATTCGCTACCCCACGCAGTTGGACTTTCGTAAGTAGGCTACTTACAGACAGTGATGTTTCTGACAATGATCTTACTGACCTTGTTTCAGGCGCAGTAGGTGAAGGTGTGGCTGTAAAATTCATGGCGCATCGTAAAATTGCAGGCCAACTTCCTCGTCCAGAAACTGTTCTATCTGGTCAAGTTACAGAATTGAAAGTTAAAGAAATCAGTGCTATGTATAGTATGGTTATTAGCCTGTGCTATGAACTTCAAGATCAACTGCAAAAACATGGAAAGACCCAACCTAATGCTGAATGGCATGCAATGGCAGACAATTTCTTTAAGTTTATGATGGATAACTTTACCACAGAACTTACTGTAATGGGCGCTCGAGTAGCTCTAACTACTTATAACCTACCGTTCCTGCCAAACAAGATGAAGAACTTTGATGAGTTCCACAAACGATTTGGCAAATATATCATTGCTGCTAACTCACGGTAAAACACAAAGAGAGGCATTTATATACAGGAAACATTATGAATGCCTCTCTAGTCTGGCAGAAATTAGATAAAAAATTCACTGGCAACCAATACTTCAAACATCGTGTCCTTATCTTAGGACCAAAATCTGAACGATATAAAAAATTTATTGAGTTAAGAACTTGGTGTTGGAATGTATTTGGTGATACTTACGAAAGAGACATATTACTTTACATGGTAATGGCTGGTAATGAGCCTACATTTATTCGTAAATGGACTTGGCACTTTATCACTGAGGGTAGACAAGAAATTTCATTGTATTTTGCTACCGATCTAGAAACATCAATGTTTAATTTGAAATGGTGTTAACTCAAGTAGGATTTGTTAAATACCTATAATGAAAAGAAATAGACAAAAAATCCAACACTTGTTATAATAAGGCAATAGTTTAAAGGATCAATTATGGCAACTACTAGTACATCTAAGGCACCTAAAGGGCAAAAACTTGCGGGACGCCTTACTACCGAAATTGATAAAAATAAGGATCGTGAAATCCGTGAAAAACTAACCACAGCTCGTATTGGACTTTTGCTTAAAGCTCCATTTTTTGGCAATCTTGCTACACGGCTTGAACTAGTAAACGCAGATAGTTGGTGCGGAACTGCTGCAACTGATGGCCGTAAATTTTATTACAATACTGAATTTGTGGGTAAACTTAAAGCCAAAGAAGTTGAGTTTTTATTTGGCCATGAAGTGTTGCACAATGTATACGATCATCTTGGCCGTACAGGCAAAGAGCGTGATTCAATGCTGTTTAATTGTGCTGCAGACTATTGCGTTAACAATGACCTAATTCAATTTGGCATTGGTGATCGTATTAATCCTTGCCTTTATGATGCCAAATATAAAGGCTGGAGTGCAGAAGAAGTATATGACGATTTATACGAAAATGCAGAAAAAATTAATGTCGAAGATCTTATCGATCAACTTTTGGACGATCATTTGGACGATGATAGTGATAATGATGCAGATGGCGACGGGGAAGAAACTAAATCTAAAAAACCTCGCCTAAGTGCTGCAGAACGGCAGGCAATTAAAGATGAAATTCGTGAGGCAGTGTTGCAAGCTGCACAATCTACAGGTGCAGGCAATTTGCCAGCTGGGGTGTCTAGACTTATTAAAAATATGACCCAACCAGTTGTTGACTGGCGTGAACTATTACAACAACAAATTCTTAGTACTATTAAAAATGACTACACTTGGATGCGCCCAAGTAGAAAATCTTGGCACATTGATGCAGTTATGCCTGGTATGAAACCTGGAGAACAAATCGATGTAGCTATTGCCATTGATACTAGTGGCAGTATTTCTGAAAACGACATTAGTGCTTTTATGACAGAAATTCAAGGCATTATGGAAGCATACGATGAGTACAAAATTCAAGTGTGGAGTTTCGATACAGAAGTTTATAACCATCAAGAATATACCAGTGAGAGTTTAGAGGATATTGGTCACTATAAGCCAGTAGGTGGTGGTGGCACTGATTTTATGGCTAATTACACTTTTATGAAAGACAACAATATCCAGCCTAAAAAGTTTATTATGTTTACTGACGGGTACACATTTGGCTCATGGGGCGACGAAAATTATTGTGATACTGTCTTTATTATTAAAGGAAATGAAAATGCACAACCGCCGTTCGGAGTATGGGCTATTTACGAGCATGCTGGTCGTAAAAAATGATAAAATACGGTGAGCCTAATCCGCTTAATATTTTTAACTTGAGGAGACTAAATTACTGTTCTCCTCATTTAGAAAAAGTACATTTTGACAGCAAAGTGCATGATAGAGTTTTTGTGGATTGGATCTACGAAAATTTAGAGGGTAGATTTTATCTAGGTGATGAGATAGTAGAACAATCGGATGGGAATATTGTTGTACAGAAGGTAGTAGCGTTTGAGATACATAGTGAAAGCACATTTTTTTGTTTCATGCTAGACAAATTAAACAAATCAGCTTTCACTATATAAAAAAATTTTAAGGTCTGTAAACCATAGTAAATACTTTTACTATGGAGCATATATGGACCAAAAACCCAGTCTAAGTTTACAGGATATAGTTGTAATTTTAGACATTTTAAATGTTGCAAGTACAAGGAATGCTTTCCGAGTAGAAGAGTATTCTACAGTAGGTGCAATCTTTCAAAAACTTAGCGCAATAGTACAAGCTGCTGGCACTAATAATAGTACAGAGCCACCAACCGAGGAATTAAAAAATGATTAAACATGTTGGAAAACATAATAATAAAAAAGTTGTAATTTTATATAGAACAGTGCCTGGTGAAACGCATATGTGTCTGTTAGTGTACCCAGAAGTTTTACCTAGACATATTCATGATGATTTAATGAAAGCACTAGAATCAGACTCAGGACAGCAAGCAAAAGAGTTTAGTGATTATTTGTTCCGATATACTTTAAGTGATGGCAATAATGCATTGACCACATTACACAAAGAAGGTATGATTAAAAAAGTACCTACAAATCAAGTTATTGTAACTCCAACTAATAACAGTAATGTGAGGCTAGATGAACTTAATAATATTCTTACAAAAATGGAGCAAGGGGAAGAAGCAATTAAAGAACTTGCAGATCTAGACAAAAATAGTGGGTTGTCTGGTAAGAAAAAGAGAGTCACTGAAAATAGAAATCTAGGTGAAGTTAGAGTGCCTAGTCAGAGCAGAAGTGTGCCAGCAGAGGTAGAAACAAGTATTTCACTGACAGAAGTTCTTAGTGACGAACAACTTGCAGCACAAAGATTAGCTCAGGCCCAGAAGATGATTACAGAAGCAAAACAACTTATGGCAGAAGCTGAAAGACTACAAAATGAAGCAACAAATATTTCTGGCGCCACTAAAACAAATGTCAAAACAAGAAAAACCAAAAAGACAGCAAGCAAGGTTAATTAAATTAAGTAAGAAAAGTTCCTGGCGTAAAATTATTAAGGAAGTAGAGAAAAAAGAAGTTCCCATCCATGTGTTAGAAAAAATAGTTGTTTTGCTAAAGGATGGGACTGAGGTTCCTGTTAATATTAAAGAACTACTTAGTAATGGCGCTGATCCAGATATTGTAGAAAAAGAACTAAATACAAAATTAGAGTCTTTAGAACTTTATATCCAAAATGTAAATTTCTATATAGATATAGACCAAATAGAAAAAACAGTTCAACAAGAAACTGATCGGATACTTAATAAATTTAAACTATGATCAAAGCTATTTTTGCTGTGGACTATTGGGGCGGTATGGGCTTCAATGGTTCTTTACCTTGGCCAACCCATAAGGAAGACTTCCAATACTTTAAAGATAATACTATTAATAACATAGTAATAATGGGTAGGCGAACTTGGGACGATCCCAAAATGCCTAAACCTTTACCCAATCGCATATGCTATGTAGCTACTAACACCAAATTAAACAACTCATTGGCAAAAACAATTAGTGGCGAAGATATAGATCAAAAGATTTTAAATATTCAAAAAAATTATCCTAAATTGCATATATGGATTATTGGGGGCCCTAGTCTTTTACTACAAACAAGACATATCCTAGATGAACTCCATATTACTCATATGAAAGGCTCATATAAGAATGATTGTAAATTAGATCTATCCAAATTTTTACTGGGCTTTAGAGTAACAAGTGCTAAAGCAAGTACAGATAAAGATTGTAATTGGATGGTATACAAAAATATTGACATCTTTAGATAATTTATATAATATATCAAACATGGAAAATCAATATTTAAATGCTTTACGGTTTGTTTTGGACAATGGCACCACTAAAAATGATAGGACTGGCACAGGTACTATTAGTGCCTTTGGTTTACAACAAAGATACAATCTTCAAGAAGGATTTCCAGCAGTTACTACAAAAAAATTAGCCTGGAAAGCAGTGGTAGGTGAGTTACTTTGGTTTATTGAAGGCAGCGGTGATGAACGCAGACTAGCTGAAATTACCCATGGTACTAAAGACGGTACAGTAACTATTTGGACCCCAAATGCACTTGCCCCATACTGGAAATCTAAAGCTAAATTTCCAGGCGATCTAGGTAGAGTTTATGGAGTCCAATGGCGACATTGGCGTAAATATGTTGAACAAAAAGACATGGGCCCAGCTCATCTAGGCGGTACTAGAATAGCAACTGATAGACATGAAATCGATCAATTACTTAATCTTATCGAAGGCATTAAAAAAGATCCGCATGGTAGGCGTCATATCTTAACCGCTTGGAATCCAGCTGAGTTAGATGACATGGCTTTGCCTCCCTGTCATTGTTTTGCACAATTCTATGTTGCAAATGGAAAACTTAGTTGTCAAATGTATCAACGATCAAATGATTTGTTTTTAGGCTCTCCTTTTAACATCGCATCGTATTCTTTGCTAACACACATGATTGCTCAAGTGTGCGACTTGACTGCAGGTGAGTTTATACATGTTACAGGAGACGCACATATATATTTAAACCATGTAGAACAGGTTAAAATTCAACTATCTAGACAGCCTTTTGCCCCACCTACACTGTGGTTAAACCCTGATATTAAAGACATTACAAAGTTCACTATGTCTGATATAAAGCTGTATAATTATATTAGTCATGATTCAATTAAAGCACCAATGGCTGTATAATAATGAAAAAAATAGTTGTGCATGAGTTTTACATGAGCGATGTGGAAGATATTGAAATTTATGTAGCAGAACCATTATATAAATTTGAAAAAAGTGAAAAAGGCCAATGGGTTATGCAGCATGCATTAGAAACTCCTGTCTGGTACTGCAATGCAGATAGACACACTTTTTATCAAAAAGTAAGTGTTATTGCTAACTTAACAGAAGAATCAGCTACTTATTTTTTGCTAAAATTTAGTAATTCACTTAATACCAATTAACATAAATCTATCAAAAAACCATGTTGGGTATCTAAAATTAATCTTTTCTGCTAATAAAACATTGGTAAGACGGTAGCGTTCCTTAAATTGTTCTAAATTATCTACTGTATTATTATGATCATTTCTTTTCATATTATTACTTTGTAGTATTACTCTTGTTCCCGACGGAATATTTTGAAACCATCGGTCACTATCAAAATGTTCTGTAGCAGTGTTAATTATTAAATCACTGTCCGGTATAATTAGATTACAATCTTTGGTAAAAGCTTTAAACTGCCAATTGTTAATGACCCAATTTTCATTAATTGCATCGGCAATAGGTTCACATTTAGGATCTATGTCGTAACTTCTAATCTTTTTAACTTTAAATTTGCCTCGGGATAAAAGTAAAAAAGCTAACATACCCTGCCAACCTCCGTATATAGCGGTATTATCTGACTCCCAATTTAAATCTTCTAACTTTTTACATAACCATAACTTGCTAGTTATTTGTCCAGAACTAAAACAATCTTTATTTAATAACATAATTTGTATCCTTTTTGTTTAGCATAATTGTCTGTCCATTGCCAATTGTATGATTTTAATATTGATGCATAATCTCCATGAACAGAATTAAAATATTCTATAGCGTCTTTTGCGCCCAATAGACACCACTCTGCATTTAACCCGTCAGCTTTTGATATCCAGGTTTCTAATCTTTCTTGAGTACATTTATCTGGCAGTGTTTTATTATAA